CATCTGTCCGAAGAACAGATCAACGCCGCGACGATGTTGATGCAGGCGCAACTGACGGGGATGACGCCTATCCTCAGACCGTCGTCGCAGAAGCGATATAACGTCCCGTCGTATTCGGTTGGGGTACCGGGGTATTCGCGCGATGCCAAGAGGGCGTTCGCGAAGTTCTTCTTCCACGGCTCGCGGTACCTGACGCGGGTCAAGTACGTGGATCAGTTGAAGGAGGCGGTCAAGACGGCGGAGGCGGCGCCCGGCAACAAGGAGACCAAGATCGGCGCGTACATGCGGAATCACCTCGATAAGGCGGTGCTGGACGCGAGGGGGGACTTCGGGATATTCCGCGGAGCTATCTTCACGTGGGCAATGGGATACGTTCCCGCCGCCGCCACGATGAACCTCTCGCAGGTCCCCATGGTCAGTTTCCCGTGGCTGGCGGCTAAGTTCGGTGGGATCGTGAAGGGCGACGTGGTGGCCTCGAAGGCGCTCGTCGAGGCAATGGGACAGGTGACGTCGACGTATCGGCCCCGATCGTTCTATAAGGCGTTGAATGCGACGTCGGAGTTCGAACTGCGGGCGCTCTCGTATGGGATCGAGACGGGACGGATCACGGAGACGCAGGCGCCGGAACTCGCTGGACTCGCCCAGGGTGCGGGGCTGCTGAAGGGGATCGGAGGTAATAAGATCGAACGGGGCGCCGTGCAGTTTCTCGAGAAGGGCGCCTGGATGTTCGAGATGGCCGAACAATTTAATCGGCGCGTGACTTACCGGGCTGCCCTCAAATTGGCGATGCGATATCCGGATGCGAAGGCAGTCCAAGAGGCCCTTGACCTGCATCCAGCGGAGGCCGCGGATCTGATGACCCGAGGCTTCACACAGGGTCAAGCGGCGGCGATCGTCACGGCGAACCACGCGGTGGATCAGACGCAGTACGTCTATTCGCGGTGGGCGAGGCCGAAGTTCATGCGTGGCCCTGCCGGAGCCACGCTGTTTGTGTTCAAGAAATACTTGCAGTCGACGCTGTTTATGTTGGCGCAGAACCCGTGGGACGTAGCGCCGCGGTACCTGGTCATTGCGGCGTTCGTCGGCGGGATGATGGGACTGCCGGGGATGGAGGACTTCCAGTCGCTACTGAAGGCAGCGGCGAAACTCATCTACGGGAAGGACTTCAATCTCGAGCACGAGGCGCGGAAGTATGTACTTCAGTTCGCCGGCGGCCATATTGATCCGGATATGTTCGTTCACGGCATGGCTCGCCGCGGGATGGGAATCCCGGCGCTGCTGGATCTGCTCGGGAGCTTCGTCACGGGAACTCCGGGGCGTGGATTCGAGGCGCCGCGGCATGTTAAGAACGAGCAGACGGGTCAACTGGAGCCACGGGGCTTTGGACAGAACGTGCCATATCCGGTGTTCGATCGATCGCGGGCGTTCTCGATGGGGATGATAAGTCCGTTCGACATCGGCAAGACGCTCACACCGGGCTCGGACGTGGAGAAGGTGCTGGCGGAGCAGACGCAGAGGGCTTCGGGGGCGGTGTTCAGTGTGGGGTTTAATATCTACAAGGCGATCGTCGATAGTAGTCTCGACGTGACGGATTGGAAGCGATGGGAACGTGCGGTGCCGCGCGGCCTATCGAACATCAGCAGAGCATGGAGAGCTTACGACGAGGGGCGGGAGCGGTCGAAGGGCGGACCCTACGGCGGAACAACGGTGATCGAGTACGATCGCCGTGACACGGAGCAGATGATGGAAGTGCTCGGTATCCTCGGTGGGTATCAGCCGCTGCGGCTTCAGGCTCGTTGGGACTCCATCATGGCCAAGATGGAGCACGAGAAGTTCGTTGAGTTCAAGAAGGAGGGGTTGTTGCAACAGTTCTACGAAGCCAAGTCGGGCGGCCGCCAAGAGGAGATCGACGACGTGGTGGGGTTGATTAAGAAGTTCAACGCGGAGGTGAGGGGAACTGAGGACCGTGGGAAGGCGATTACGGATGAGTCACTCGAGAGGTCGTATGAGAACCGCGTCATGGGGCGGATAAAGCGAGAGTTGGGTATGGGGCCGCGAACGTCTTCGGGACCGATCGCGAGGAGCATCAACCAACTGTACCCTGAGGCAACAGTGGATGTGCGGCGGGTCCGGCCTCAGTGAACGGTCAGACTGTGCGGGGCGACGCCGCGGACGCCGTTGCGGACCTCGACCATCAGCAGATCGCCCTCGACGGCGATCTTCAGGGCTTGGCGGAAGTCGCGCTCCGACATCACGTTGTAGCAGAGGCGATATAGTTCCTGGGCTGTGATCCACTTATAGACGCGGACCATGGCGACGATCTCAGCGACGTGCTTGGCTTCGTCCACGATGCCGACGTTCTCGAAGACGCGGATCATCGACTTCTCGGTGTTCTCGAGGATGGAACTGGCCAGCTCAAGGTCCGACTGCTCGATCCTGAGCGCGTCACGTTGCGCGGCGGCCAAGATCATCGCCAACTTATGTAGGTGAGTTTGCTTCCGCGCTAAGTAGCCGCCGTAACGGCCGGAGGCCATGGACGTGGAGCGGGTGTTGCCGTGATGACGGGCGTACCAGGCTTCACCCCATTTGTAAGCGTCCTCGGTCAGATCGTAAGGGCCGACGAGTTTCGACATTTCGACCAGATCGGCGATCAGCTTCTGTTCGGTCGCATGATAGTCCGCTGGCTTCTGAGCCCGCGATGGATATGCGGTCAGGTGCCGCTTGGTTTCGCCGTAGACGAAGACGATCCGCGATCCGATCCCCTGAGTTAGCATGGATGCGGGGAAGTTGTCTTGCATCCACTCCGGCGTCGTTGCGCCGATGATGTTGAGCCAGGGGTTCTCGATCTTCAGGGCACCCGAATCTTTCGTAACATGGTCGAACGGTCTCTCCTTGCCGTCCCAGACGTCGGTCAAGAACGACACCAGACCCTTGTCGTCGGGGCGCAGGAACGTTCCTAGCTCAGATATTGAGCACGTCAGGGGCGACATTAGGATCTTGTGATCCTTCCCCAAGGGATCTTTGTAGTTCGCGTACTCGACGGCGGCTTCGAAGCGACGGGCCAGTCCGTGCCACGTCATCGAGTCGGGACCGAATGAGATGTTCGGCACTGCGCGGAGCAGTTGATAGCCGATATTCAGTGTTGTTGATTTAGTGACGATGCCTGCGGGGCCAACGAAGACGATATAGAAATTAGGGGTCCACTTGAACAGTAGCTCGTCCTTCCATACGCGGCGCCGTAGAACGGCCGCGACGGTCGAGACGCCGGTCCAGAAGTGGAAATCGAGCGGGGCTTCACTCGTAGCGGTGAAGTCGCAGTAGGCTTTGAGCCAGTGCGGGAAGTTGCGCGCCACGAGACGCCTCGGCTGGTAGGGGGCAGATTACGGTCGGTAATCCGCCCCGTTTACTTACACTTCTCCATCTCTCCCCAAGATCGTGTTGATTGCTTCAAGTCCCACGGGATCACGAGCGGGTCGTCGTACGGGATCGTGACCGCCAGAACCGCACGAAGCTCAGCAGCGAGTGGAACGTCCATGAGGGGGAACTGGAAGTTGACCGAGTCGTGGGTTTGAAGTAGGACTCCGGCCAGGTCGTGGACCCCACTTGGGGTCCAGCCGGGTCTGAGTTGGTGGGGCCAATAGCGTCGTTCGAGTTGAAGGGCTCCATAGTATGTATTAAGTGCAACAGTTGACTGAGGTATCCATGCCAAAGCTTCTGTAAAGCAGGAGTCGATGCGGTCGAAAAAGACGCGACGGAACCCAAATCGGTTCCAGATGGTCCGATCGCGTTGAAGGTCAGCTCGAACCCTGTTATGCCACCGGGCAACTCCAGGGTGAAGCGAGATCCATCGTGCATGGAAGCGTTCAGCTTCACGGACAAGCCAACCCCTTTGGATTGCAGTCGTGCGAGGAGTACACCCGTAGTGAATTCCGTGTACGGTGTGCTTGCATTCTTGGCGCTTGTGGTTCCGGGTGTGGCTTCCTTCTGGTAGTCGGGTGAACTCCGATCCCCACATCGCTTCGGCGTTGTGGCTATGGATGTCCACGCCGGCTCGGAATGCGGCTTTGAGGTCGTCATCTTCCATCTCCCATGCTACGACTTGAGCGTCAGCGCCCTTCAGATCGGCTTCGAACTGGACGAAGCCCGGATCGACGGCGAACATCTTGCGGATGTTCGGCAGCACGACTTCAACGGCAGCGCGGGGCGCGGTCATTTGCCAGTACTCCCGAGTCCGCCCGTACCGCGTTCTGTTGCCGTCAGGGTCCCGACCGCAGTCACCCCCGCGTAGACGGCGGGCAAGAGTATTAGTTGCGCGACCCGCTGCTCGTGCTGCACGTAGTAGGACTCGTGTCCTCCGTTATATAACAGTACTCGCAGCTCGCCCCGGTAGTCAGGATCAATGATGCCGGGGGCGTTGCCAACAAATAACGAGTCCTTGGCAAGCCCGGATCGAGAGCAGACAGCGGCGAAATAGCCTGAAGGTACCTCAATTTGTAGACCGGTCGGTACATTGCGCGTGGTCCTTGGGGGCAGTAGCATGTTGTTCCGCCTTCCGTTCTCAGCTAGAAGAAAGGCGTAGATGTCCATCCCGATTGCGCCCTGCGTCATCGCGACGGGAAGCTTGGCCTCAGGGTGCAGTTTGCGGAACTTGATACTCAGACCCTTGTTGACTACAATATGGGCAGGTGAGCTAGTCATCTTCTTCGCCCTTTGTGATGTTCTGGAAATTGGTGCCCCCACCGAACGCATTGGTCGAGGACGAGAGGCGGTGCGTCTCAGCGCCCGCCGGGTTGTAGCTACATCTCATGCGGCCGTCGTAGTCGATCCCCGACTTCAGCACGTTCACCGTGTTCTCGACGGAGCCGGCTATGTCAAGCCGGTTCAGGAGGCCGTAGAACTGGGGGTACATTCGCTTAAACTGTGCGAGAGCCTCCTTGCCGGTCGTCGGTCGTCCGGTCTTGCGGTTGTTGATGGTCTTGAAGCCGAGCAGATCGTACAGCACTTCCTTGGTCTGCTTATCGCTCGTAAACCAGTAGGCGTCGGTGTGCTTCGTGCGCTCCTTGATCCATTCTTGGGGGATGATCTGCAACAACTCGGAGTGCAAGCGGTGCAGGACTTCTTCGAGTTCGGCCTTCGTATGGTCGCGGCGGCGCTTGTCGATCAGAACGCCACGGTTCATCATACGCAAGCACAGTTTGGACGTGTCCATTTTCAGTTGCATCTGGGCTTCCATGCCGAGGTGCTTGACGAGCATCATCTGGGACTCAGCTATCTCCCACGTTCTCATACAGTCCATGGCGTTGTATTCGAGGAGCTGCTCGAGTGAGCCCTTGCCGTCCCACTCTTTGGCATCATCCTTCCAGTACCAGTGGTGCTGGCAGTAGAGCGATGATAGGTAGCCGAGGTCCTTCGGTGTGCCGGGATAGATGACGTTCTGGCACAGCATAGTGTCCCAATGTAGGTCGGGGGTGACACCGAAGTAGCGCTGGATATATTGGGTGTCGTAGACGAAGTTCTGCCCCACTATACGGATGTTCGGATGGGTCAGGACGAGACGCAGAAGCCATATCAACTCAGCTTCCTCGAAGTACGGCCAGTAGGTGCCGAGGCGGCCGGTGCCGTCGTCGGTCTTGTGGACGAACGGGATCGAGATGGCTGAGTATGATGTGGCCGCGAGCCCGATGCAGGTGATGAGACCTTTCGAGGTCTCTATGTCGACGGCGAGCGTCAGGGGCGACGCGACGGCTTGATCGAGCCAGCCCTTCAGGGTTCGTTCGGCGGTGGCGAACGATGGAGGGGCCGCGACGGTGTAGCCTCCAGAGCGTCGCCAATTACCGTTCAGTGCGAGGGGGATGCGGGTCTTCAGGTCGTGGATCGTCACGTCGCGCAAGTACCATGCCCGCAGGATCGCGGCGGGGTGGATGATCGGCAGCAGCGGTGTTTCGGGGACGGTGCCGAACTCCGGCCGTGCGGCTGTGTAAAGCATCGAGCCGCGCCAGTTCATAATTCCAGTTGGCCCCCACGTTGCAAGTTCCGGCGGAACTGCACGAAAGTTTGACTCTCGAATAACCTCAGCTCCCGTGCAATCACTGAGGCTCCAGAGAGCATAATTTCCTGCAACGATAATAAGTCTACGGGGGAAGGCACTGAGTTGACGGTAGAGCCGAGCACACTCAGAACGTGCCAGTTCTGAAGGTGCAAGGCCTCCAATGCGCTGCGGAGACGTAACCTTGGGGTTGAAGAACCGCCACGTTTCGTTCCCTTGCGGCTGCGATGCGATGACGTTCGTGCAGAGGATTTGGGCACGACTAACTCCTGCGGCTGCTAGAATGCGATCCATCTCGAGGCCGGACTCGCCGACCAGAGGCTGTTTGCGGCGGTTCTCCTCAGCGCCCCACGACTCGGCGACGAGGACGATCGCGGCGTCGCGGGGACCGGAAGTGCCGTACCATAGGTCAAGCGGCTGTGCCGGTGGTGCCGGAGCCGTGGACGTTTGAAGTAGCGGTGTTGTAGAAGTCATTGTCAATCTCTATTCCGAGACCAGTTCTCTTTAGGGCTTTTGCGGCTACAAGGGCGGAACCTGAGCCGCAGCAGGGGTCCAGTATGCTGTCGCCCGGCAACGTGGCGCATTCGATCAGCTTGGCCATGAGTTCGACGGGCTTCTCGGCCGCGTGCGTGCGGTCGGTGCGGCCGACGCGGCGGACGGTGAAGACGTCGATCGGCGACGCATTCAGGCCGCGCTGACCTTTGGTGGCGAAGAAGATGAATTCGGTTGTGATGCGCGGCCCCTGGGCTCCCCACGGTGCTAGACCTTCGCTCTCGGACTTCTGCCAAATGAGTGGCCGTCTGAACGGGACCCAACCCATGTTCGCTGCTGTCCGTTTGAGCCAGTCGAAGATGTCGATGTCGCAGAAGACGAAGATGTTGGCTCGGGACTTGGTGATCCGAAATCCCTCAGTAAGAATGCAGCGAGCAAGGGACCGAGCGGCCTCAGGAGTGTCTTCGTAATTGTGGTGGAGTACAGTGCGAGATCTGAAGCCGGCTGCACTCGCGTCAATACCATAGGGTGGATCAGCGATGATGAGATCATAAGATTGTGCCGCAAGAACTGGCAGGATAACATTGAGGTCTCCCTGACGGATCTCGACCAACGGCTTCGACGGCATCTCCGCCAAGCGGCGCTTCACGAGGGCACTGATAGCACGTTCCTCCTCGCGTTTATAGATCAGCGATAGCGCCTCGGTGGCGTTGCGGGCTTGAGCGATCTTCGGGTTGTGTAAGTGGCGGGCGATGATCTGCGCTTCGCGGACACGCGCCGCCCCGGCACTGCCTGAGGGGCCGGTCTCGACCTTGGCGACCCCCTGGGTCTCGAGTTCCTTCCCCGTGTCGCGTAGTGTTTGTTTGGGGTTCGCTTTCAGTCGGGCCTCGTGGAGGTCGGACAGCGCGCGGGCGCGGTCTTGCCAGTTCAGGTCCGCTCGGAAGATGTTCTCGTCCAGCTCGGCTTCGAACCGACCTAGCTCGTCTAGGTAGTCCGACAGCGGAGTGATCGGGACCATGCCCGGCGGCACGATGGCATCGCCGCAGTGGAACGAAGGCGGCGGGGTCATGGCATTCAGGCGCTGGATCGCAGCGAAGCGACGGCCACCGGCCGTGAGGACCCAACGCTCGCCGTCGGGCCAACAGACCGGGGGATGGAGGAGACCTCGGCCCAGGATAGATTCGGCGAGTTCGTTCAGAGCAGTGGTGTCGCCAAGGTCCGTGCGCTGGCGCTTGCGGACTTCGATGGTCGTGATGGGAACGAGTTTCATGGGGTTCTCCTGACGTGCGAAGTGGGCCACAGGACGGGGGTTGTGAAGTCCGCCCTGTGGCCCGTCGGGACGTTACGCGGTCCGGCACTCTCCGAAGGTTCTGGCCGCGTAAGTCTCCCGATCACCGGATGGGGGCGACGCGCGTGACTTCGGCAACCTTGAACGCGGTGCCGTCCTTGCGCTTGCCCTCACGATGTTCGACGCGGCCCATGAAGGGACCCGCCCCGCGCAGGTTGCCCAGAGCCCAAGGGCCGGGGACGTTCTGGCCGACCGCGTGCCTGAGTTGCCCCAGGTCTATGTTGCGGTTCTTGCCGAACGCCAGAGCGCCGTTCTCGAAGTCCAACGTGACGTTCTTGAACACGACGATCTTGTCCATGCCCAACTGGGTCTTCAGGTTCTCGTCCTGAATGATGCAGGGGCACCCGAACTTCGTCATCGAGCCAGGCTGACCGGCGTTGGGGCCGCGCTTGTACTCAAAGTCAAAGGTTTCCAGGGCGTCGCGAGTGAAGTCGTCGATCACCATCTGGTACTCGCCAGGCGGCACCAACGTCCGCTCAGTCTCGAGCGGCTGATCCATCGTCTGGTTCATGAACAGGTCGGGGTCGAAGGTCGAAGTAGTCATCGCTTAGGTCCTCACTGTGGTCGCCGTGGGGGGAGACATTGGCGCTGCGGACGGCTGTACTGTCGCTTTGACAGCCGACGCAGTGGTCGCGAGACCCGAAGCAGGCGACAATGATGCTCCGGCCAACTGGATACGACGCCGGTAGGCGTCGATGATGGGCTTAAAGTCCGCGGGCATTGAGGCGGAGATCGGAAGGGCACGGTTCTTCAGGTCCTGGGTTGAGTCGAGGGTGGACCATGTGAAGGAGGGGTTGCCCTTGGCGTCGACCGATCGGTGGCACTTGATGACTTCGGAGAAGAACGTGGGGATCTTCGGGGCGAGCTTCGCGCCGATTGTCGAGACCATGATTTTCTTAGCCCCGGTCATCTCGTCCATCTCCTTCTCAACGTGGGCCGTGAGGTTGAAGAAGCACTTGCGGTCGGTGTTGATCTTCAAGAGCATGTTGTGGATGAAGTTCTGGGCTATGCCCCACTCGCCGGGATTGGCCGTCGGCTTGTAGCCCACGGTCGCGCCGAAGCCGATGTGAGACCAACCGGTTAGGCCGTCCATGTTGAGTGAGCAGGTGTCGCCCCATGTGGTGAAGTCACCATAGTCCTGGCCGGTCCGATCGTCGTGGAAGTTGCGGAAAGCGTTCAGGAGTTTCATGGCGGCGGCACGGAAGCCGGCCTTGCCCATATCGCGCTGATCGGCCAGTTGTTTTTGGTCCATCGTATTGATCTTCACGATCATGTCTTCGAGTGCCCCCCATCCGGCGCTGGTCGGTGGGCAGTAGGACCAGTGAAGGTGGTCGATGGGGGCCTTCAGGCGCTCGGCGGCGTCGATCAGCGATGAGACGCCGTCGGGCTCGGTTACGATGACGAATACCTCGAGACCGTACAGAAGCTGCGTCGGGATGGCGGACGTTTTGCCGCTTCCAGCGGGGCCGCAAAGAAGGGCGGCGGGGGGTTGGATAATCATTTCAGGAAGTCCTCGAGGCTGTGGGGTTTGACGCTCTTAAAGGCGGCCGGGGCGGTTGTGATGGCGGCCACGGTGGGGGCCGGATAGTGGTCGGGCAGCCCCGTAAGGGGGCGGGACAGCATGAGGTCGAT